CCTCAGGCAGGATAAATTACAGCAGTCGGATCTCGATCAGCGGGATTGAGGTGATCGAGCCGAGGCGTTCGATATCGAGGGTGACGTCCATCAGATCGCTGTCGAAGCGGACGGGCACGTCGAACTGGTAGCCTGCAGTGAGGGTCACACCGGGATCCGGAGCTGCCTCAAAGGTGACGATCCCGGTGACGGGGTCGCTTGACCAGCCGTTGAACTGCTCGGCACCGCTCAGCGCGACGCGGATTGTTCCTGCGACCGGCTTCTCGATGCGCCGCTGATAGACATGCGGCAGGGTGCCGTAAGCTTTGGTCAGCGCGAAGGACGTGGTGGTGCCGTCGCCTATGCCGAGAAGCTGGTCCATCTCGGACACTCCCTTTGAGGGGGCGCAGGATTTGTAATCAGCCCAGTCTTTGAACCGAAAGCCGTAAAGCCGCCCGAGGCGTGCCTCGAAGAACCCAACCACGGCGTGCAGATCGTCCACGCGGCGCACGCCATAAGACACGTCATAACGACGCCGCGACGCAGACCAAGAAGCGTTACGTTCCTCGCGTCCCGAGGCCAGCTCGACGATCTGTGTGCGCCGCTGCGGCCCGCCGCGCGCCCCGCGGCTGATGTTGTCGGGAAACTGCACCTCATGAAACGCCATTACATGCCTCTCCGGCCCATGGAGACCGCGCGCGCCATATCGGCTGCGACCTGCGTGCGCGATTGGCGGAAGCTCTCTGCGTCCCGCGTCATGATGTTGACCGTGACGGCGCCGCCACCATTGCCACCGCCAGCATTGCCGCCGTCGCCATAGGCGCGGGACTCTCTGCGCGACAGCACGCGCTCGCCGCGCTGCAGGATGGCGGGCACCTCGTCGGATTTGAGGCCAGCCCAGCCGCCGTTGTGCAGGCGCGGGGCATTGGCAAAGGCCATGGCCGGGACCATCCGCGACGGTGCGGGCCCGCCCACGATACCGCCCTGATGGAACACGCCCGCAAACATCTCTCCAAGCCCTCCCAAAGCACCGCCAAGAGCATCAGCGATGGGGCCAAGGATGAACTTGCGCGCGCCGAGCTTGGCGAGGTCCGCAATCATTGAGCTGACCAGGCCTTTGAAGTCCAGCTTGCCGGTCTTGACGAAGTTGCCGATCGCGTCTTCCGCACTTTGAAACGCGCTGACCAGCACGCCGCCCACGTCCGCGCTCACATCGCGCGCTTTGTCGGCATATTCACTGACGGTATTTACCACCGCCTGCCACCCGGTCGCTGCTGCTTCTGCACCCTTGGCTGCGTCCTCACCTGCCTTTTTTGCCGCGCCGCCTGCGCGCCCGGCCTGATCTTCGGTTTCCTCAAGTGCTTCGTTGAATTGGTCCGCCGAGGTTGCGGCGCTTTCGAGTGCCGCCGCACCTTCATCGCCCGCGCCGGAAACCGCATCCTTCAGCGCCTGCCATGCCGTCATGGGCCGCGAGGCAGCATCAGAGAGCATGCCCGCCGCCTCGGAATACCCTGACGCCCGGCCGCGCGCATCATCCGCCATACCACCGAAGAGATCAGGTGCTTGGAACGGATTATCCGAGAACGCGCTGTCGTAGGCCGCCCGCGCGCGGTCTCCAAGATTGACGGCTTCGGGAACAACCGATTGCCACGCTGAAAGATCAGGCGCGGTGATGGCCCAATCGGGACGCCGACCGCCAAGGGTCAGCACGGTGTTGATCGCCTCCGTGATGCCCGCAATCCCGGTCTCCATCACGTCAACGAGGCCATTGATCGCAAGGGCTCCGACCCGGTCAAACACATCTGGCAGTGCGCCCCAGATCGCCTGCACCGCAAGGAACGTGCCCTCAAAGGTATTGACGGTGCTGTTTGCCCAGCCCACCACAGCCTCTGTGGCCCCTTGCAGCCCATCGTAAATACCAGCCTGCGCCGTGGCCCAGCCGGATTCCACACGCGCCCAAGCGGCATCTGCGCTGAGCGACACCCGGTCCCAGACCTCGACCGCCACGTCCTTCAGCAGGTCCATGGCGTTGCCGAACCCACCGGCACCAGCGACAAGGCGGGTGAACTGATAGACCAGCTCGCCCGCGCCGACGATCAGCGCGCCGATGCCGGTGCGGATCAGCGCCGCCCGCAGGAAGACCAGACCAGTCACCAATCCACTGACCGAGAAGGTCGCGGCCACAAGCCCCGCCACCCACCGGCCCGCCATCACGCCTGCAAAGGTCACAGCGTAGGTGGTCAGCCGGCCGATGTTCTCAAACAGGCCCTTGATGGCCACCCCAAGTGGGCCGCTGGTGCGCGCCATGGTTGCCAGAGCATCCGCCACTGCCTCAAGCGCAGGCGCTGCGGCCACCGCCAGCTGGTTCGACACACCGCGCCAGATCAGGCCAAGGCGCGAGATTGCATCATTGGTGCGCTCGATCTGGTCGGCGTCCTGCTCGGAGACGACTATGCCGAAATCATTCACATCAGCGGTGGCCTGGCGCAGCGTGGCGGTATCGATGCGCGTGAACACGAGGGCGGCGCGGTCGCCAAAGAGCTGCGAGGCGACAGCGGCGCGCTCGGCCTCCGGCACGAATTCCGCCAGCCGGTCCTGGATCAATGCGATGCGCTGATCGAGCGGCAGGCTTTGCAGCGCGCTGACAGACAGACCAAGGCGGTCAAGTGCATCAACGGCAGGCCCAGCACCTGCGGCTGCCTGGCTCAGACGCCGTGTCAGTTGCACCGTGGCCTGCTCGACATTGCCCATGGAGACGCCTGAGAGGTCAGCGGCACGCTCAAGCACCTGCAGGCTTTCCACGGTTGTATCCAGCGATTGCGCCAGCTTGGCTGTCTGGTCGATGGTCTGCAGCCCCGAGCGGATCATGGCAACGCCTGCAAGAACCACAGCCGCCGCCGCCGCCGCTGCCGCGATCTTGGCCCGGCGGGTGAAGGCCGCGAGGCGTGCGTTTGCAATATCGACCTCGCGCGACAGCCGACCGAGCCCACGGGCACCGGCATCACCAATGCCGTGCAGCTCGGCCTTTACTTGTCGTCCGCCCACGGCCGCGAGACGCACGAAGACGCGCTTCTCAGACATCCTGCTCTCCAATCCGTTCGTTTACTTTTTTGACCATCACCGCCTCGATCTCGGGCAGCAGTTCCATCGCCACGAGGCCGTTAATGCCAAGGGCGCGCGCCATGGCGAGGGCCGCACCCATGTCCCAGCCAAGGATGATTTGCTGTGTGGCGCGCAGCTGGCCGCCCAAACGCCCGACCAGGTCCCAGACCTGCACACCCTCAAAAGTCTGGGGGCGATTTACTTTTGCCGGGCAGTCTGGGCACGGGACTTTGCAGGCCTCGAGGGCTTCGCAAGCCTCGCAGTACCGATCGCCCCCGCTGAAGTGCCAATCGGCAAGGGCGCGGAGACGTTTTTTTCCTGTTCCAACACCAGGGCCTTGGCGACATAGCCAGATTGGAACGCTTCAAAGATCGGATAGATGTCGAGCAAGGCGTCAACACCCTCGGGCGAGAGGCCCAGCACCTCGCCGTCAGCGTCGCCGACACCCTCCCAGGCAATCACTGCCCGCCGCCCCAGCGCCTTGGCAAAGACCAGCGCGCGGTCTTCGTTGCTGGCCTCCTCAGGCAGGGTCTCGACCGTGATATCGCCACGGGTGGACACCATCAGCGCCGTGGTCAGTGGCAGCAGTTGCACGCGCACCCCGGGCGACAGCTCAAGCCAGCGCGGCTTTTTGGACAGATCAAGTTTGAGCATGATCAATAGACCTCCACATCGTTGACCAGGGTGATTGTGCACATCCGGCCCACCACTGCGTCCTTTGCGGCTTGCCAATCGAAGGTGGCCTGCACGCCTTGGGGCCCGCCGATCTCGACCCGCGGACGCGGCAGATAGACCGAATGGGCTGTGACCGTGAGGCTCTCACCTGTGGGCAGCAGGTAGGAGAACTCCAGTTCACAATCGGCACCGTCGATCGCCTGATCCATCAGCGTATTGTCGGCAAAGCGCACCTCCATGCTGCCCGAGAGCGCGGCCAGCGAAGGATCCGCGCCATCAATCATGCCGTCGGCGCGGATCGTCTCGATGCGGTCGAGGTTGTTGGCGTAGGTGATCTGGGTGGAGACCACATTGCCCAGTGCCACCCCCTCGCGCTTGATGGCGCCGTTGAAATGGCCAAAGCGCTGCAGCGCAATCTCTGTCGGTGTGCCAACACCTGTGGCGGCTCCCAAAGTCTCACCCTGCGCGACCATGGACACCGAGGCGGTCAAAAGCCCCGAGCGCGTCATCTGCCAAGACAGCTGATCGGCCACGCAGCCCGCATAGATCGCAAAGCGCGGGATCTCCGGCATGGCAATCTCGATCGAGAGGC